AACATTAACAAGACTTTCTTTTTGAATCAGTGCTATTTGATTTTGAGAATTATCAACAAACTGTTTAATTTTATTTCCTGCAATATCAACTGATTCTACAAAAAATAGGAAATTAAGATCTAGGTCCAATCCAGCAACTTGTTCAAATGCTTCGGGATTATCAATTACCCCATCACTATCCGAATCAAAGAATGAAATCTTTATTTCGTCAGTGCTTTGGTATCCGTCATCATATTTGACAGTATCGCTGATTTCAAAATTAATATCTCGTTTTAACGGGTATAACATATTGCTATCTGTGTTAATACCTAAAATCTTTATTTGATCTTTTACCACGTCGCCGGTTTTTCCGTTGTAGGTTTTCTGAGCAGAATCAAAGTAAAATCTATTTTCTTCTAGGCTTCCAAATATATAATCAAGGCCTCGTATTCTAATAAAATACTCATCTGCTTCTTTAACAAAGGCAACTAGCCATGACGAATCAAGGCTGGTATTAGCCGTATCCCCTGCCTTACCAAGACTAAAATTACTCAACAAATTCAAGTTAGATGTTGAAACTATTTTCCAATCTAGATCAGCAAGAGAATAACGTAGACCAAAATTAAGGTTGGCCAGCATCAGATTGATCATCTCTGTTTCTAGTCCCTGTGACAAATTGTTAACAAATTTAGGTACTATACGAGCTGCAATTGCTGCTGTGGGAATTATGTCACTGAACTGCACTGGCCCTAGTCCTGAGGATAGCACACCTCTTCCAGCATTGGTTCCGTCACCTGTTATTTTTACAACCTTGGTCCATAGACGATCGGTTTGTTCAGGATCGTTGGCATCAGTAGTCACCAGCTTTCCCCGTCTAAATGACTGGCCGGGAGGTGCTATAAATTTTACCAATGTTCCTGGGGTTATATATTTTAATGTACTGGTTGTATATGTACCAACTTTTAAAATTGTGTTATCAATAGCATTGTAAAAATATCCGGTAGAATTGTTGATATCTGTTGTTAGCTGATTCCATCTATAATTAATGTCGGTAAACAAAATTTTATCAAATTTAGTTAGATAAAAATTATAAACATCTGTAGATGTAAAAATTGGTTCTATGCTGTTTCTTATAAAATTAATAATATCAATTCGATTAGTGAATTTAAATGCTAGGGATCTTTCTATGTCATTTTTGTAAATTAATCCATCCGATGCAAATACGTTAACACTTGAATATTTTCCGCTGGCATCTATCAAATCAAAATTTCTACTAATTCCGCTTGACACTCTATTAATTGCTTTTACTTTTAAAATATTTTGAGAAGTTGACAACGGAGCAAGATTGTAATCTTCGCCGGTAATCATTCTGTTTTGTGTATAGTATTGCGCTGGAGCATTTCTTCTAATAGAAGCCACTGACTCACTAGGTGTTGCAGAACTAATTGTATATTTCAAACTTAGTGTCACTGTCAGTGTGTGACGAACTCCTGATTTGTTAACGTAAGGAATAGCAATGCTAATCCCTCGCATCTCATTTGGGGCTACTTGATAGCCAAGTCCGTTGCTGGTTCTGTAATAAACTCTAAATGCACCTTGGGGTAAATTTCCATATACTCCGTCAGCAAATGCCAAATCGACTCTGTCATTTTCTTTAGTGATAACTGAATAGATATTTCGTATGTTGGAATTAATACTGTTGTAAGAAATGTTATTACCTATTAAAGAGGATACCTTGGTCCACTCGTTTAATTGAACACCTGTTGAATTCAGTGAAAATAACCAAACATCGTCATTGTTAATATTATTTGTATCAACTGCAATTAATTCATTAGTGGTTGGAACATCAATTGAAAAATCAGCAAGCTCAAGACTGCCCTGCTTAAACATTAAGAAAAATCCAGTATTAGAACTTGTACCACCCTTGCCGTCGTTTTTGTACACAAAACCAATTTGATTTCCGGGAACGGGAGGTTCTTCGTATAATTCTTCTTTGCCTTTGAAACTGGTACTTACTAGTTCAAAAGTCATTTGTCGACCGGCCACTACTTTACTATAGGTAAAAATAGGAACATCGCTGGATGATGTTCTAAATCTATATTGTTCTGTTGGAATGCTGTCGATTATAGCAGATCCCTGACTACGTCCAAATTCAGTATTGTCGGTCATTGCTGCGTTAAGCACCGTGACGAATTGTTCTGCCCAGTTTTGATTTGTTGGGTCATTCCATACGATTGTCTGTTGGGCTAGATTTTTACCGTTGTTGTCAAGTACGTTTTCTGTGGTGCTGACAGTGTCAAATTTAAGTAGTCCTTTTGCTGGTAAATTCCGTTTGGAATTATAGCTCAACATTTTAGATAAACGTAATACACTTTCTTTACGTTCAGCTAATTCAATAAAATTTTCGCGGCTGGCTAGATCAATACGGAAACTTAGGCTTTGGCCAAGGAATGCAATAGCATCAATTAAGGCAAGGTATTCGCTGCTTTCAATATAATCGTTAAAATCTTCAGGATAGTTTTCTCTGAAGTAGGCAATAATAACTCTGCGAAGATTTTCAAAATCGTAGCTTTTGAAATCAGCACTTTGAAAAGTCTGATAGATTCGTGTCCAGTCTTCGTTTAATATTAAGTTATTTTGTCTAGACGTTGTGGTCATAATTTTCTATCCTATTGTATATTTAACTAAAAAATAAACTGCTTAGTTTATAATTTTATTTTCTCTATCAAAGTTAAATGACATTTGTTCATTGATATTAAACGGAATATAAGTGATATCTGCTTCTATTCGTATGCCCATATCAGTACTATCTATTGATACGCTATTAATTTTTATTCTAGGATCGTAGTTGATAATTTGTTCAACATCTTGTGTGATTAATTTTTTTACTTCTTCGGTAAATTGCTCAAATAACAAATCCCAAATTACGGTTCCAAAATCAGGGTTCATTAGTTTTTCACCTTTGCGTATATAAAAGTGATTGACAATATCTTGCTTGACTAGGTCAATGTCATACAGTTTGAAAGAAGCCTTGGTTTCTTTAGAACTAAATCCATTGTAGGTAAATGCTGTAGAGCTATTGCTGCCGGTGTTGGCAGTCAGCGAAGCTACAGTTTTTTTATTATATATTCTTGCCATGTTATACGTCCCTGTCAGTATTTTTTGGTGTCAGTAATGTAGGTGCTTGATTTTCATGCAAGGCCCAAGGTTCATGCATAGGAATTCTTTTCATAATACTTTGCAATGACCCTGCAGAATATCGTTTTTTATTACCCCAAGTTGAACTAGAACTAGTTTTGATATTAGCGTGAGTGCTCAATGGTTTTGCCGGAGTGGCTGCTGTTGCAACACCAGAATTTAAATTAATGTTGCCGCCATCTATATTTGTACCAGCTGCCTTGATATCAGTTGATCCGCCAGATGTCAACTTAGTTCCTGCGCCTGCTACTAGATCAAATTTTGACCCCACTGTAATTTTTCCATCAGCGGCTGCAATTATATTGAAATTTTTAACAGCTTCTAGTTGTATATTTCCAGTAGCGGCTTTTATATTAACGTTTCGGCCAGCTTCAAAATTTATATCTCTATCAGCACGAAAGTTTAAATCGTTCTCAGTGTGAATACTAATACTGTCTTCTGCATAGATATCTATTTTTCCGTTGCTGGTTAATTCTATCCATGTGGTTCCTCTAGCATTTCCAATGTAGATTAAATCTTCACTGTTATGTAAAAGTATCTGATGACCAGTTCTTGTGCGTACTCTAAAATATTCATTATAAGGAATTCCAACTTCACCTTTTTCTTTCTTTGCAATTTCTGCGTATTTGACTGGGCCTTTGCCAGCTGATGTTTTTCTAACATATCTGTCATCGCCATCATCCATAACCAGAGTGGTTCCACCTAGTCTGCTTGCCGGCATCTGTGTAGGACTTTTACTCTGTGAACTACCAATATACTGTTTCTTGGCGTTAGGCCCTCTGTCAAAAGGACCAGGAGTTGAAATACCAAAAACTGAATTAGGCACCATTCGTCTGCCACTACTGGTTGTGACTCCTCTGACGTCATCCTCTAATAGGCCTTGCTCTAAAAATCTGTCAGCAATAGGATGAATGGCTTTTTTAATTTTTTCAGTGTTAGTTCCTTTTTCAAGGGTGTTGGCTTTTCTATTAACTTCAGCGACTGGCAAAGGCTGGGTAGTATCGTATTTCTTTTTTTGTTCTGCTGAGGCTTCAAATGCTGTTGATCCGCTTATTGCTGGAATCATCTGGTTCATGAATCTTCCTGGTATACAGCCTATAAAATACCCTTCAGATGCATCACCGTTGATAAAAGCAACTAGCACAGTGGTTCCTATTTCCACTGTGGGAAACCACATGCCATAGGTTTTCTGAGTGTCATTAAAGTCTCCAACATTCATTCCCATGTTTTCGTAGGCAGTTGATCCGTAGAAAGGACTGGCATATTTCACTGAATAGGATTGCCCTGTATCACCGATGTCGTTGCCATTTTCTCTTAATAGTGTCACTTCGAGCCCGCACATAAATGATGGATCTAGATATCCAACCACTTTGGCCATCATGATGCCTACAGGAAGTTTCGATCCTCCTTGTTTTTCTGGAGAGCGTTTTTCTATTGACATCTATTATCCTTTAAAAATCAAGTTCATCTTCATTTCCTGTAAACTCTTCATCTGTATAATCAACAGGCCCAGACTTTGGTGTTTCTTCTTTTGTGGTATCGTACATTCCAGAATTTGCTGCGGCAATTTTTGCGGTGCCTACATAATCGATATCTTGTTGCGGCTGACGTGATAGATCTAGGGTCTGTTGAAAGACTCCTCCGGAGAATTTATTTTCTACCGCTGTCACTTTGTAAATTCCACTAAATGGAGTGACCTTCCCGCCGTTAGGGAAATTGTATAATCCGCCCTGTCCGCGTGTACCTAGGTT